CTCAATCGACCGCCCGCCTGTCTGGTTACATGGCCCACCCCGAGGCCGCCGTCCGCGTCCTGCAGCGCAAGGGCTGGCTCATGGAAGGCCAGTCCCTGTCGGACCTCTCCGGCGAGCACCTGGTCAGCATCGCCAACAACCCGGCCTTCAACGCCGCCGTCCAGAAGGAGGCCCAGGCTTAATCCCATGGAATACGTCACCAACTCCGCCTTCGACCACCTGCCCAAGGGGATTGCCAGGCGCTACGACTCCCGCTACGACGTCGTGATCCGCACGGCCGACGACGGCACCCGCACTGAACTCCAGCCCATGCGCGAAAGCCCCTGCGGCGAGTACGTCCGCTTTGAGGATTATGCCAAACTGGTCGAAAAGTGCGAACGCCTGACCAAGGCCGGCGAACAGTTCGCCCAAGACATGGTTAGCGAGTACGGCCTAAAGCGTTGCAAATGCGAAGATGTCTACATCAACTGGCAAGCCGCGAAGGGAGGCCAGTCGTGAGCAACGATGACCTGCGCCTGCCCGGCGACAAGCCCTTCGACCCGATCGGCGAGGCCTTCAAGAACCTGAACACCGCCAACGAGCTGGCGGCCGCTCAGGCCCGCATCGCCCAGCTGGAAGAGCGCAACGAGCTCATGCGCGAGGCCGGCGACGAGCTCTGGTATGTCATCCGCCACGCCACCGAGGTCACCCCAGAAAACATCATTGAAGCCTGCCAACAGTGGGCCGACAAGCGTCGCCATGGCTGAAATACCCAAGTCCATCGAGCGCCTGGTCGAGAAGGACGGCGTCTACCTTTACGGTATGCTCCTGCTGCTCGACGGCGAGGCCTACTGGGAGTGTACGGCCGCCACAGCCAAGGGCCTTGAGACGACCATGAAGGCATGGAAGACCCACACCTGGCCTTCCCTCAAGCGCTCTAACGTGCGCTACTTCGTCAAGTCCCCCGGTGACATCAAGGAGATCACCATCCCTTCCCGCCCATGAGCCCCCGCGACTCCGCCTCCGTAAACCTCCAGCGCCTCCACGCCGAGACGCTTAACCTGGAAGCCTACCTGTCTTCCTTCCTCACCCAGCAGGACGTGAACCGCATCGCCCAGGACTCCGTACGCCTCCGGGCCGTGCTCGCGGTGACCGACCTCGCCCGCGTCGAAGACGCCCACGACCTCGACGAGCTGCGCGAGCGCCTCAACGCCCTGCGGTCCGACATCTCCGTGCTCCTGGTCTCCCTCCAGAACCTGCACGAGAAGGCCGAGACGATGGCCATCACCCTCGGCGCCATCGAGGACGCCGTCGACAACCCCGACGAGGACCTCTGACACCCTTGGGGTCGGCCCGTGTTTCTGCCCGATTGGATCCGGGCATGTTCCATAGTTCACAGGCCGGCCCCTCCCCTTTCCACATACCCGATAACATACAGCACACATACATGAAGACATACATTCCGCCCGCCCTTGAAACCATCGCCGCCAAGGCCCCCATCGGGACCCGCGCCGACTACGACGCCCTGACCGGGCTTAACCAGACCATGGCCAAGGTCCTGCTCCGCTCGCCGGCGAAGTACAAGCACGTCCTGGCCAACCCCCCGAAGGCCACCGCCGCCCTCCGCGAAGGCATCATGACCCACGCCTGCGTCCTCCAGCCCGATCTGTTCGCGCGCTACAAGCCCGAGCCGGACGTGAAGAAGAACACCAAGGAAGGCAAGGCCGCCTACGAATACTGGAAGACCACGCTGGCCGATACCGATATCCCCTGCGACTGCGACGAGTACGACAACGCCCTGCATTACGCCGACGGGCTCCGCGCCATCATGGCCGCCTACGGCATCCGCGTCCACGCCGCCGAGATCGCGCTGACGGCCACCTACATGGGTGTCCAGCTCAAGGGGTCCATCGACTTCATCGGGACCGATGGTTTCATCTACGACCTCAAGACCACCCGCGAGGACGCCACCCCCTACGGTTTCGGCCGCGAGCTGCAGCGCAACCCGGACTTCCGCCTGCAGGCCGCCTGGTACATGCTCCTCTGGAAGCTCGTCTTCGGCGAGTCCCCTGCCGGCTTCCGCCTGATTGTTGTTGAAAAGGAAGCCCCCTTTGAAGGCGCCGTCTTTGAGCTCGACCAGGAGCTGATTGCCGACGGTGGTATCAAGATGCTTGAAGCCATCACCACCTACCAGAAGTGCGCCGAGTTCGACTCCTGGCCCACCTACCAGCCCGAGATCATCAAGGTCGAGCCGTGGAAGAAACCCGGCGAAGCCATCCCCCTCTCTTTCTCCTAACCTTTCCACCCACCCAGAAACATGAGCTATAACCAGCACAAGTCCGACGAGCGTCCCCCGCTCTCCACCATCACCGTCTCCGGCGTCTACACGCTGAAGATGACCAAGCCCAAGCCCGAGAAAGTCAAGACGTGGGAGGACGGCGTCAGCGCCCGCCTTTTCTTCGTCACCGCCGAAGGCCAGTGCCTGTCCAAGTCCTACGGCACCAAGTACCCCAAGCCCCTCGCCATGCTCGTCGGCAAGATGTCCGGCAACTATACCAGCGAGATCCAGCCCGGCGCCACCGCCGAGGACTTCATCAAGTACCTGGAGAAGGCCTGCAACAAGTACGTCGACGTGGCCGTGGAGGTCACCCTTGGCGACGTCTATAACGGCAACCAGCAATACAAGTACAAGCTGACCTGGGCCAAGAAAGGCGAGACCCTCAAGGCCCCCGACTCCTTCTAAGCCATGGACCTGACTCATCTCGACGCGAAACTAGATCGCATTTCTGAAATCATGCAGCTGCAGGCCCGCAAGGACTTCCTCCTGCTGACCATGTCCCCCGATAAGGTCCGTGACCAGCTCGTCCGCGAGTTCGGTGGCGAAACCGACCATTTCGGGAACGAATATATCACTTCGCATATTGTCCGTAAGGCAAACTAAGCCATGGCCTTCACTAAACACTGCGTCCTCCTCTTCGGCTACGCTCGCGCCGGCAAGGACACCTTCGCCAAGGGCCTGATCGCCGGAGCCTCCAAGCCCATCGACACGACCTCGCTGGCCGCCCCTCTCAAGGAGGCCTTGCGCATCGCCGCCCATGACGTTGGCATCGACGTCAACTACGGCCGCGAAGAGGACAAGCTGCAGGACCGCCCGCTCCTGGTTGAGTTCGGTCGGGCCATGCGCCGCCGCAACAAGGACGTATTTGCAAACGCCGTCGTTCGCAACCTAGGCATGATGATGGACGAGCACACGTACGTCATCACGGACGGTCGCTACTTCAACGAGTACAACGTCATCAAGGAGGCCTGCGACACCTACGGCATCAACCTGCACACCGTCCTAATCGTGCGCAACGGCTGGGGCCCGGCCAACGACGAGGAAAGCACCAGCATGCACGAGGTCATCAATGGCATCGCCTTTGACGAGACCGTCCACGCCACCAGCGGAGACGAGGAGGCCGTCCTGCTCGCCGGCATCCGCACCGCCAAGCTCTGGAACCTATGAGCAACCTCCTGAAGCTGGCCCACGAAGGCGACGAGCCCGCCGACCTCTATGATTTGAGCAAAAAATGGGGCATCAACATGGAGCGTCTGCAGTTCCTTGCTGCCTGCCCAAAGGACCGCTCCAAGTCCTTCATCAATAACTACGAAAAGTTCACCGGCAAGGACCGCGAGTACGCCGTGGCTTGCCGTCTGGTCTTCCGCCAGGGCTGGACCCATTACGAGGCCGCCGAGAAGCTCAATGTATCCCCGAACAAGGTCACCCGCTGGCTCAAGGCCAAGGGCATCGTCTGGCCCGACGGCTGCAAGCGCAAGGCCGCCTGGGGTGGCCCGCTCGGCGCCCAGATCCGCGAGGCCGGCAACCTGCTCGGCTCCACGAAGGCCAACGACCCCGACTCCAGCCCTATCCCTGGGAAGCCCAAGCGCATCAAGAAGGGCATCGCTGGCGAAGTGGTCATCAAGGCCCATAAGGAAGGCCTGACCATCAAGCAGGCGTCGCTGAAATACGGCATCAAGTATATCACCCTCTGGATGGCCGCCCGAAAGAATAACCTCAAGTTCCCGCAGACCGGGCGCTGGGCATGAGCGAACCTAAACGCTATTTCGCCGACTGGTCCCTAGATGCCGACGACCAGGTCGTCACGCATATGGCCGAGGATCCGCAGGGCGGCTTCGTCAAGTGGGAGGACTACGCCAGCCTCAAGGCCGAGGTCGAGCGGCTGACTCTTGAGAACGATATTCGTCAAAATAATATGAATGAGATGTTTAAAGAAATCAAAGAAGGACGAGAAGCATATCAGAGGCTTCATAATCGCTATATGATTATCGTGACCGCCAAGGGGGTGCAGTCGTGAGCAAGCACACCCATTGCCGTTGGCAGTTGGATAAAGGCTCTTGGATTTCCAACGATGTGAAGGACGAAAACCGATGCGTTTGGGTTCTTGAGAGCGATTACCTCAACATGAAGGAGTCGCTTGAAGCCGACTACGCCCGCCTCAAGGCCGAGGTCGAGCGGCTGACCAAGGCCGGGGATGCGATGGCTAAAGTCATTGATGCCGATGCTACCGCTTGGTTTGAACGAGTTGTGCGTGATTGGCACGCCGCCAAGGGGGTGCAGTCGTGAGCGATGCAACACGATTTAGCGTGAGAGCCGTCACCTTTGACGATGGAATAGCCAGCGTCATTCACTCAAGCGATGTGGACGGAGAGTATGTCCTGCACACCGACTACGCCCGCCTCAAGGCCGAGGTTGAGCGGCTTGTCGATGAAAGATGTCTACGAGGTGAAGGCATTAAACAAAACGAAATACGCATCGCCCGACTCAAGGCTAAGTTCGAAAGGCTGACCAAGGCCGGAGACGCGATGGCCGCAGACCTCATCGGAGAGTTTGGCAGCTACAACAGCGTCGATGAGTGGAACGCCGCCAAGAAGGGATGCCAGCCGTGAGCGAACCCACGCGCTTCGTCTTTGCGTCCGACTCCCACGGGGACATGGCCGACCCGGAGGCCCTCGCCTCCCTCTGGGAGTTCTGCAAGGATTACAAGCCCCACGTCCGCATCGCCGGCGGAGATCACTTCGACTTCCGCGCCTTGCGCCGTGGCGTCGGCACCTCCGACGCGGAGTCCGGCGAGTCCCTCAAAGCTGACATCGAAGCCGGGCAGGATTTCTTGCAGCGCTTCCGCCCGACCGTCTACCTCTGGGGTAACCACGAGCACCGCCTCGATAACCTGATCGCGTCGAGCTCGTCCGCCCTGGTCCGCGACTATTGCCAAGACATCAAGGACACTATCAACCGCACGGCCCGGGCCGCCGGAGCCAAGGTCATCCTTCCCTACCACGCCGACAAGGGCGTTTTCCGCCTCGGCCCCGTGGCCTTCGTCCATGGCTACGCCCACGGCGAGAACGCCACCGTCAAGCAGGGCCTTCACTACGCGGTCCACGGTGGTGGCCTAGTCCACGGCCATACCCACAACCTTTCCAGCATCGCCCTAACCCAGCACGGCAGCGGGAACGCCTTTAGCGCCGGGTGCCTATGCCAGAAGGAAGCCATGGGCTACGCGTCGCACCGCCTTGCTACAGCCCGCTGGGGCTCGGGCTTCGTGGCCGGGTGGGTCGACGGCGACGACTGGAAGGCCTGGCTGGTCCACAAGGTCGGCAAACGCTGGGTCTGGCAGACCGGCCTGCGTCATTTCACCCCGACTAATCGCAAGGCGAATCGCGACTGATTTAAAGACATGGGCCGCCAAGGAATCAGACCACGCCTCACCGACGAGACCCTCCGGGCCATCGTCTCCGAGCTCCAAAACAAAGCCGAGACACCGCCTCCTGGCTTCCTCACCCGCGACGAATGGGCCAAGCGCTGGAACCTAAAGCGCACCGCCACGGCTCGTTACCTAGACGAAGGCGTCAAGTCCGGCATCCTTGTCATTATACAGATCCGCCGCGATCTCGGCGCCTATGTGCGCCGCGTCCCGCATTGGGGCCTTGCTTCCAAGAAGGCTCGACAGAAGCCCCCCCGCTAGCCATACCCATCCCCGCAAGCCATGCAAAACCCCGACGACCTAATCGCCCGGGCAAGGAAGTACCTTGCCACCCTCCCCGACTCAATCGAAGGCCAGAAGGGCCACGACGCCCTGTTCCGTGCCGCCACCGTGCTGGCCCATGGCTTCGCCTTCGACGACCTTACCGCCATGGACCTTCTCCGCGAATATAACGCCGAGAAGTGTTCGCCCGTTTGGCCCGACAAGGACCTAGAGCGCAAGATCCGCGAAGCCAACGCCCGGGCCCATTCCAAGCCCCGTGGCTGGCTCCTTGGCGAGACTAAGCCACTTCCCCCTTCGCCCCGCCTGAAAACGCCCCAGAAGCCAGCCGAGGCACCTAAGAAGGCCACGCTGGCCGACCTACCCACCCCGACCACGGTCCCCGCCACCGTCGAGGCCTCCGACTTCCTGACCTTCACCGACTTCCTCTTCGCGGCCTTCCGTCCCGACGAGCAGGTCCAGATCGAGACGCCCGCCGACCTCGGCGCCGATGGCAAGGGCCGCCCCGCCGGCAAAGGCACGGTCCGCACGGCCACCGATTGGAACAACCTGGTCGGCCTCGACGCGCAGCTCGACGGTGGCCCAGCCGGCGCCTTCATCCGCATCAACCCTGTCACCGACGCCGACGGCAAGGACTCCAGCATTGCGACCTTTCGCCATGTCCTGCTGGAATGGGACAGCGGAACCAAGGAAGAGCAGCGGGCCCGCATCGCCCGCTCCAACCTGCCGGTTACCGCAATCGTCGACTCGGGCGGCAAGTCCGTCCATGCTTGGGTCCGCGTCGACGCCAAGGACCGGGCCGAGTACGACGCCCGCGTCTCCCAGGTCTACGAGCTCTTCGCAGACTGCCCGCCCGATAAGCAGAACAAGAACCCTTCCCGTTTCACCCGCCTGCCTTGCGCCATCCGTGGCGAGAAGCGACAGGCCCTCATCGACATCAACCAAGGCCTTCCCAGCTGGGAAGCGTGGACCGCGTGGAAGGGCCAACAGGACGAGGCTCTGCAGCAGGCCGCCGACGGAACCGAGGTATTCGACCTGGAGCAGATGGACGCCTTCGACTCCGCCGCCGACCCCACCGTGCTCGTCGGCCGTGAGCGCCGTTGGCTCTGCAAGGGATACGCCATCCAGATTGTCGGCTTCGCCGGCACAGGCAAGTCCACCCTCTGCATGCAGATGTGCACCCACTGGGCGCTCGGGCTCAACCTCTTCGGCCTCCAGCCCGTCCGCCCGCTGAAGATGCTCCTCATCAATTCCGAGAACGACTTTGGAGACATGGCCGAGATGTGGTCGGGTTCGACCCGCGATTTCACCATCGGCGAGAAGGCCCGACTGAAGGAGCAGCTCTTCATCGTACGCAACACCAAGGCCCGAGGCGCCGCCTTCGTCGAGGCCCTGGAGCGATACATCAAACACTACAACCCGGACGTGGTCGTTGTGGACCCCCTGCTAGCCTTCGTTGACTTCGAGATCGCCGATCAGAAGGAAACCTCTGCCTTCCTTCGCGGCCTCATTCTCCCGCTCCTCCAACGCACCGGCGTGGCCTTGGTCTACTACCACCATACCAACAAGCCCACCGCTGGCCTCGACCTTGACAGCATGATGCCCCAGCAGCTGGCCTATCTAGGAAGTGGCGCGGCAGAGTGGTGCAACTTTGCCCGCGACTCTGGGTTTTTGTTCAGGACCAAGGCCGAGGAAGGCGAGGATCAGGCAACCTTCCGCTTCGGCTTCTCCAAGCGCCAGACCCGCTCGGGCCTCCGCAACTCTGAAGGCAGGTTTGTCCCGTATGTTAAACTTTCGCACAGCACCCAGCCAGGC